AACTTGTTCTGGTGTAATAGAGCTTGATTGTCCTGGATAATAAAAATTTCCATACGCATTAGGCAAAGCAGCAAACTCCATTGAAAGTCTTTGCATAAATTCTTCATCAGATATTTCACCTTTCAACCATTTATTGCCACCTCTATTTTGTCCTATATTAATTTCTGCTGCTATTCTATCTTGATTTGCTGGACTGTATAGATCAGTATCTGGATTTAAACCAGCTGCTTTTGCTCTTCCAACTAAGAATTGTGGAAGTTGTTGATACTTTCCTACAGCACCAGTAGCTCTACTAGCAACCTCAGAAATAGTCATTTGTGTTGCTCCAGGTAGAGTTGTGCCTGGATACATTGCCTCATAATTTCCACCTGATTCTTTACTAGCAATAAGTGCCAATAAAGGACCCCATTTACCTGATCCCATTCCTCCAGGTGGAGTAGTTCCTCTTGGCCTTGCTCCCTGAGTAGCACCAGTTTCATCTTCTTCATTCTCATTACCACCAAACCCAAAGAATTTACCAACCTTACCACCAAATTTCTGAGCAGTTGATTTTACGGTATCAATTCCTTTGCCAACCAATGATGGAGCAGTAAAGTTTGCAGCTCCAAACATTCTTTCAAGTGGTCCAATGATTTGAGACATAAATGGTTTGATCTCTTTACCAGCAGGGCCAACAGAATTGATAACATTCTTTGTGATGCCAAGAATAAATGGCAAAGCAGATAAAGGAGAGCCAGCAACTGAAGATACTTGACCTAGAGTTTGTCTGCCAACAGTGGAGGAGAGACTGAAGAATGCTTCGGGGCCTGCCTCGCCCGCCATAACGCCTCCAGAAGCCAGCTTACGGGGTGCCAGGACCCCACCCGCAGAAAGCTTCTCTGGGGCCTGCTGAGAGCCTTCTGACGTGTTTCCACCGCCAGCTATGGCATCGTATATAGCACCGCCTACAAAGTCCCCTAGGATGCCTCCTGCGACGGTTCCCACGCCAGGGATCGGAATCAAGGTTCCAAGACCAGCTCCAAGAGTTGCACCAACAGCTTTAGCAGCTGCTCTTCCAGGGCTTTCTCCTAGCGCTAGTGAAACAACAAAATCTATTAGCCCGCCAACAATAGGAACTCTTCCAAATATAGGTCTAAGGAATCCAAGTATTGCTTTTGGTGCTAGCTTAGATGCTACTTTTGTCGCAACTTGTGTTCCGCCTTTTACTAAAGCATTCTGTGCTAATTTTTTGCCACCAATTTTTAATGCAGTTCTTCTTATTGCTCTTTGAGCACCACGTCTACCAACTTTTCCTGCCTGTCTTTCTACAGCATCAGCACCAGCATCTATTAAAGAGTCGCCGATAAAATCATCTCCTGTAATGAAGTCTATTGCACGACCGAATAAACCTCTATCACGACGACGATCATCTTCCTCTTCATCCTCTTCTTCATCATCAATACCATCATCTTTATAAAGATCTGGTCTCAATAAGCCAGGATAATCTTCTACACTTTCTATATCTTGCTCTATCTTTTCTGATTTTGCTGTATCAGATTGATCTCTATTGAATCGTAATAACTTCTTAGAAAGTTCTAACGCTCTCTTCTTAAGAGAATTACTTTCTTTTACTTGTTCTTTACTACTTTCATTTGTCTCCTCAAGAATATCATTAGCAAGCTCTGCTTGCTCACTTTTCTTCTTTCTAATAGAAATTAGATCATCAAACTTTTTAATCAATCCAAGGAAAGCTTTATTGATACCACCATCATCTTGTTTATCTGGTGGTAATTCTGGCCCCTGCATATCCATATAAGGAGCAACAGTGGCAGCAAATCTTTGGCTTCTACTTAGTGCTGGATCCTGAGTTTCATTAGGATCTTGAGAAAATGTTCCTCTAGTTCTATTAACAAGGTCACCACCAAACTGAAAGCCTAATGCTTTCGTGAGATAAAACATTCTATCTTTCTTCAATCCTTTATCAGCACGTCTTGCTTGTGCTGCCATCTTGAAAGAAGAACCAATCTTAGAGGTTAAGAAATCAGCAAAAGTTTCTCCTTGACCAGTGCTCTCAGCATTAACTACAATATATTTTTTCTTCTTTGCTTTTATCTTTGTTGATTTTACGATGTCTTCAGCATCATCATCTTTTCTAATGACATCAATAAGATTCATCAAAAGGTTTTCATCAAAACCTTTCTTCATACGCTCAATCATTTCTTGAGCTTTTGCTTTTCTCTCAGCTTCAGTTAATTCTTTCTTTGGTTCCTCTATTACTTCACCGCCAACATTAAATCTCTTTACTGCTAATGCACCATTAGATCTCTTTGGTTTATTTGCATTGGGTCCACCGTATTTTTTGTTGAGACTCAAGAAATATGAAGGACCAAAAGCTTCAACAGTCTTTTTATTGATAACAATTTCACCTGGCTGAGCAGCGATGAGTTGTGTATCTGAACCAGTGCCACTGATTCTAGCTCCCGTGCTGCTATTAACAAGACCACCAAACATAAACTGCTTCAGTTTGATGATAGAAATACTAGAATTAATCTTTCTACTGTAAGCTCCATCAGGAACTATATCCTCAACTTCATACTCCTGTCCAGGATATACTAGATGCTCTTCTTCTCTTTCATACGCACTAATAGGAGCAATATTGATTGCTTTATTTGTGGTAACATCAAGAGCAATATTAAACTGATCTTTCTTTATAAATTGATCCGCTCTTGGTGCATTGTATTCTCCACCAGCCCAAGATCCAAATCCCTTTTCTATAATCTTATCACCTGGCTTTAGCTTGGCAAGCTCTTCTGCATACTCTCCACTGACAATTCTTGTTAATCTCTTTGCTTCTGTGCTATTTGCTTTTGATAATTGCTCTAGTGCTTTCTTTAGATTCTCAACAAAAGATTTAATCTCTTCTACATCTTCACCAAAGTATTCACCAACACGAAGGAAAGTATTAATCTTCTCATATATCTTTGATTTCCCATCGGTGTATGCAAGGATAGCTGCAAGCTTCTCTGCGCTTAACTCCTTGAATGGACCATATTTTTTTTCTTTTGCTGCCAATGCATTTTCGCGCATTGGACTTTTATAATAAGCGGGAACCTGAGAACGTTCTTCAATATAGTATCTGGCGGTTTCAGAAAACTTTTCTACTAAACCACCAGACTCCATACGAGTAATTAGATCCGATAAACTTTTGTTATTTTTTGGATCTAACTCAGCCATTTTGCTTCTGCTTTTCCTCTAGTTCTTTTAAGTATTGATTAAGGAGTGAGATATAAACTGTTCTCTCCCAAGGCATCATACCTTCAATCTCTGTCAAACTATATTTATGATGCTGCATCAAAGCAAAATTAGTTCTATAATAGTTTTCTAACGTATTATAGAACATACTTATCCGAAAAAAGACTGTAAGCCCTCCAACGTATACTCAGATTCAACTCCTGTATTTGGATTAGTCACTTTAAATTGATGACGCAAGACTGGCATCGTATCAAAGAACTGTCTGATCTTTTCATACTGTTTTTGCGTGAGTGATTCAATGAAAGTAATCATCTCTTCGTGTGTAGTAGTCGTTGAGTCATACACTTCCTCTTCATCATAGATCTGTTCAATACATCCTGCAATAGTATCAAATACTTCATCAGGATTTTCTAAATCACTACCTAGTAATGTGAAATCAACAAACTCTTCAAGGCCAGGATACTTCATAATGATACCAACTTTATCGGTGAGTTCAATCTTCTTAGAGTGTCCTTCTGGGAAGTAAACTTCAACCTTAGAAATATCTACAGTATAATCTACTCTAGTAGTATTATCATCAAGACAGGTGATTTTCATTGGAACATCTTCACCCACAGATGCAGCTCTAATCTTCAAGAAGAGATACTCCAAATCAAATGAAGTTAGATCTTCAATTTTAATCCTAGATTGAACACAGTTTTTTACAATAGTTTTTACTGCACCTTTTACTTCATCTTTATCTTCACTCTCTGTAGCTAGTAAAAGAATCTTTTCTTCTTTGACTAAGAAAGGACGGTATTTAATTTTCTTATTGTTTGATGGAAGTTCAACTTCAAAAGTTGGTGTAGCAATAGAAGGCAATGCCATAATAATTATCCTCTAAAATTATTAGAAATATCGTTGTATGTTACAGTGTGTTTAGAATAATAAAAATTAGCTGTCACTTTTGTAGCTTGAGATGTTCCAGCTGATAAAGGAACAGCATCAATAGAGTATGGGAAAACATCTAACATAGTATATACTATTGATGCTCTACCATTTGAAGCATTCTCCCCCCTCTCAGCTTTTGTAATTAAACATTTCGCCAAGTATTGTTCTGGGTAATTTAACCTAACAGTTCTTTCTGTTTGTATACTATTACCACCTCCAGCTTCATTCTTCAATCTTTGTAATGTGTTTGCTGTTCTTGTATTTGGAGGCAATGCTTCGCCATTAACATTATATTGTTGAAATATAGTATCATACCACGTCGTCAAAAACTTAAGTGGAATCATATTGGCATCACAAATCCAGCCGAGTTGAAAGTCAGTAAAGACCCTTGTGTGTGGATAATTAACTTGACCCTCTCCCAAAAGAATGCCTGTTTTCTGTCCTGTTGCAGAAGAAATGCTAGGCAGTTGTGCTTCATCACAAAACAGCTTAACAATATCTCCTCCATCAGAAGGGCTCAAAGTTCCTCCACCAGCAAATAATATACTAGAACCAAGTCCAGCCTCAATACCAACAGCTTTCAAATTTTCAACCAAAGATGTTTCATTATTATTTGTTGTTGGGAAAACCCATTCAATATCATACGTGTTGCTATAAGAAAGCCCTCCACTTCTATTGATTAGTTCTATGAAGTTTTTTACTGACACGCTAAATAATTGAGATGGTTTATATTTATATTTATGGCATATTCAGGGGTGTATAAACCGAAGAACCCACAAAAGTATAAGGGCAATCCCACGCGAATAATCTATAGAAGTATGTGGGAAAGAAAATTTATGTTTTTCTGTGATACCAACAACTCAGTTGTAGAGTGGGGTAGTGAAGAAGTTATTATTCCATATCGTTGTCCAACTGATGGTAGAATTCATCGCTACTATCCTGATTTCTATGTGAAAATTAAATCTAGATCTGGACAAGTTACAAAATATTTAATTGAAGTTAAACCTAAAAAACAAACACAAAAACCGAATGAAAATCCAAAACGTAAGACTGCCTCTTGGAGAAGAGAAGTTCAGACTTATATAAAGAATCGCGCCAAATGGGATGCGGCTGAGGACTTCTGTGAGGATAGGCAGATGAAATTTTTAATCCTTACCGAAGAACACTTAGGAGTATAGACCAATGGCACAAGGCTTTAAAGAGATACAACGATTAAAAAGTTATAAGAAAGAAGGAACACTGTTTGAGAAAGTAAATAATGCTACAGGTGGAGAGAAGAAAAGCTACAGCTGGTATAAAGCTGCAGTGAAACAAGCAGCTTCAACTTATAAAAAAGATATGAGCAAATTTGTTAGCGACGAACAAAGTCCTAACGAAGATGACAATGTTCTGCGTAGATATGCACAGCAAGGACATCTCTTTATGTTTGAATACAAAGCCAAGATGAAATGGCTTCCATATTATGATCGGTTCCCATTAGTATATGTTGTGAAGGCTTCTCCAAATGAATTTTGGGGAGCAAACTTACATTACTTGAGTCCTAAAAAAAGAATACTTGTCGTCAAGAAATTGATGGACGGTAGAATTGATATACCAAAGAAGTGCTTCCATAAATATATTCAAGATCACGTAAGTGGCCTAATGCTAGATATTGCTGCTGATGAATGGGACACTGCTATACTATTACCGACTGAAGACTTTGTTAAAAATGTTGGAGGTTCTGCATTTCCTTATGATAAGGAGCTAGTTTGGGAAGAAGTCAATGATAGTTTCTATGATAAGATTACTAGCGGCAGAAAAATTAAAGGTTATGGTAGTAAAAAATCAATAGAAATGGCTAAGTAATGGCAAGAGTATCACCAAGTAGTCAAAACAATGCTGGCAAGACACCTAAACAAATACAAGCTGAAAAGGATGTTACCAGAACTTCTTTTAAATTTTCAAACATTAAAGGTGGAGGACCTAAAAAGCTTAGGCTAGAGTATCCAACGGGAAGAGTTTACACTGATTTCACAGATTATGTGAGGTTTAATTTTGTTCGTTACAATCCTCCATTTTCAGCAAAGAATGGTGGAAAGTATATTAATCCTGAAAACGGACAGGCGATTGAAAATGCTACTGCATTAAACATTTACAATAATAGTATTACTGAATTCGTTTCAGCAGGATTGCCTGCAATTGTAATGTATATGCCAGAAGATCTGGGAGCTGAGTATGGTGCTGAATGGGGTGGAAAAGGTTTCACAAATACTGGCGCTGGTATAATGAGAGCAGCAGGTGCTGGTTTGAATGCTGAAAATATTCAATCTGGTGCTGGTCAAGTCGCACAAGAGTTTGGTAATATGCTTCAAAGAGGTCCAGCTCTTGTTGCAAGTCTTGCTGCTAAAGCTATCAATAGTTTGCCTGGAAAAATAGGAGGTAATGTAGATGTTAATGATGTTCTTGGTGGAATTGGTGGAGTAATTCTTAACCCTAATGCTGAGTTATTATTTACTGGTTTTGATTTAAGAACTTTTGGATTGAATTTCAAAATGAATCCTAGAAATGAAGCTGAGGCTAATGAAATCCGTGATATTGTAACTACATTTAAGAAAGCTGCTCTACCATCTTTAGGTGCTAGTCCTGGTAATACATTAAACAATCTTTTTAAAGGTGACGATGGCAAAACAACTGCACCAAAAGATAATAACAGAAACTTTATTGGAGTTCCAAATCTTTGTATCGTTGAATTTATGAAGGGTGGAGATTTACATCCATACATCAGTCAATTTAAACCTTGTGCTATCACAAATGTAAGTGTCAGTTATACACCAGATGGTCAGTATGCAACTTATACAGATGGATCTCCTGTAGCAACTCAATTAACTTTGGCATTCACTGAATCTAAACTTGTATACAGTGATGAAATTACTTATGGAGGACCTTCATTCTAATGGCATACTTTAATTACTTACCAGACATTAAGTATGATACTAAGCCTATCAGTTATCCTTTTTCGGAATCTGATTTTGTTGTAGCGAAAAACTTTTTCCGTAGGTTTAAATTGAGTGATGACTTTAAACAGTATGCATTATTCTTTAAGCAATATAATGTTGGCGATTTTGAACAGCCTTGGCAGGTTGCAAACTTAGCTTATGGAGATCCAGAACTTGACTGGGTTATTCTACTGACAAATAATATCATCAATCCATTGTTTGATTGGCCTTTTGATTCTTATACTCTCAGAAAATATCTTGAAGGTAAGTATGATGATCCCTATGGAACTATTCATCATAGAGAAATTGTAGAAGAAAGAATACAAGTTGATTTGTTTGGTCAGGTAATTAATACACCAGGACTAATTGTTGATGAAGCTTATGAACAAAGTTCTATTAAGTATTATGATTCTGAACTAGGTGAAGTAAAAACAATAAGTGCCTCTTCAATTGTCCAAAGAGTTACTGTCTTTGAATATGAAGAGGCACTTAATAATTCTAAGAAAGAAATTTATTTACTCAGACCAGAGTATCTAGATGGTTTGAAAGATGAATTCCGTAGAGTCAATAAGTATAAAGACTCTACGGATAAGATCTCAAATCGTCTTAAGAAGACTGGTATTTAATCAATCTTCTGCTGCGAGTTTGGCAAAGTAAGACAACGCATCATCGTCATCGTTGCTAGAAAGCGCAATGTCGGGAGCGTTAAAGTCGTTGTCGCTACTAAAAGAGATAGGAGTCTCTTCTTCTTCTCGCTGAACAGCAGAAGGAGCAGGACGTGACGGAGTAGAAAGACCGAGAACCAGATTCATACGGCTTTCAATATCATCATAGCTCTTGAACTCACTAGGAGCAGTGAAAGCTTCCAAAGAATACTGTTGCTTCCAGATTTGCTCAAGCTCATCATCATCAGAACTCAAAGCACTAGGAGAATCAAACTCAGAACTATCATAGTTCCAATAACCACCAACAGTTTTGATCTTCAGCTTGAAGTTTGCACCTTCCCAGAAGTCAAAGACATTCACGGGAGTTTCATCTTGAAACTCAGGTTGCATAGCGGCAAGAATCTTATCGTGAATCTTCTTGCCATACTTATACAGGAACACTTTACCTTCGTTCTCAGGATGCTTAGGATCCTTCACGACGTAGATGTTACTGTAGTAAGAAAGCTTACGCTTGCGTTGACGTGCAATCTCTTTGTCAGATTCCACACCACTGTTCCACAGTTTGTTATTTGCCGCACAAACTGGGCACTGATCACCTTTAGTAGTAAGACAGTTTTCAATCAACCAGCCACCAGGACCCTGGAAGGCGTGGGAATAAAGCTTTGCCCAAGGGAGAGCTTCTCCTTCAGGGGCAGGGAGGAAACGGACAACGGCATAACCGTTTCCACTAGCGTCAAGTTCTGGTTTCCACAGGCGTTCGTCGGCACCAGATTCAGTGCTGGACTTCGTGAGTTCCTTCTGAAGGAAATCAAAATTAGCCTGCGACTTGCGCTTAAGATCTGCAAAAGACATAGGATTTTCTCGGATAGATTAGGATTTGGCTTGTATGACCCCCAAGCCACTTACACATAATAACAGGCACAAGGACGGGAGTCAATCCCCTTGTGCCAGTTTCTCAGCCTGCTCTTTCATCTTGTTGACTTTCTCAATAAGATCATCAAACATTTCATTAAGGTTTTCACCAGGCGTTGCTCCTAACATTATAGCACTATCTCGCATTGATTGGAGCATCTCTTTAGCATCTTCATTATCTGATAATGTTAGCCTGGTATAAAAGATCTTTTGCTTTTCAATTAAAGTCAAAAGAACTTCAAAGTATTCTACTTGTTTAGCAGGAGACAATGCAGGAAATGCCATCATTGAGCGCATACAATATTGCTGCAGCTCTGCCATTTCCTGTAGATCACCACGGATCATTTCGTTTTTAAAAAAATCTGTCATACTAACATCAGTTTTGCTCTACTTGTTTTCTTCATAAAGTTTAACTTCTGTGCATCATACTTCAGCTTTTCCTTTAGTGGTTTGCTAATTAACTTTGACACAGAATCAATTTCAATCTCATTCATTTCGCAGTAATGTATCACAGCATCAATATAATTCATATCAGAATTAGTTAAAACTAGCTTTTCCACATCCTGCGAAAACTTCGCAGCTGTCATAAATTTATCCTCCAGATTGTCCGCCATATTTTTCTTGGTATTCTTGAATGTATTCTTGTAAGCGAACGAAGTATTCTTTCTTTGGTTCCACGATAGAAACCTGAACATCGCTATTTTCACAAGCAACAATCGTTACCAATTGTTTAACTTTGATATCGTAAAGTTCTTGAAGACAGCAAGCATATGCTGTCTCCTGAACGTAGTAATCGTAAAGCCAAGAGGCTTTCTTTTTTTCTGCGGATGTTTTGAAGTCTATGATTGAGAGTATACCATTATACTCTGCA